TAAGTATAATGATAAAGAAGCTTGGAAATTAGTTGATGAACTTACCGAAGCATTTCAATACTACTTGTTAAAATCAAGTAACGAAATTGCTAAAGAAAAAGGTAAGTGTGAATACTTTGATAAAACAAAATATGCAGATGGTATTTTACCTATAGACACTTATAAAAAAGACGTAGATGAATTAGTAAAAAGAAAACTGTCATTAGATTGGGAGAAGTTACGTAAACAAATTGTAGAACACGGATTAAGACACAGTACACTATCAGCACAAATGCCTAGTGAATCTTCGTCTGTAGTATCTAATGAAACAAATGGTATTGAACCACCTAGAGATTATTTAAGTGTAAAGAAATCTAAAAAAGGTCCTTTGAAACAGATTGTACCTGAATATAATAAGTTAAAAAACTTTTATACATTATTATGGGATATGAAATCTAATGAAGGATATATCAATATTGTTGCTATAATGCAAAAATATTTTGATCAGGCAATATCTGGTAACTGGTCATACAATCCAGCAAACTATGATGATAACCAAGTACCAGTTTCTGTGATGGCACAAGACTTGTTGTCAACATATAAGTATGGGTGGAAGACTTCATATTATCAAAATACATATGATGGCAAGTCTGATATAGATGAACCAGCTCATCCAGTAGGATTCCACGACAATGTACCAGAGAATAATAAACCTTTGGTTAGAGAAGAATTTAAAGGCACAGATGAGGAATATGAAGAATATTGTGAGTCGTGTACTATATAAATAAAGGTTTAATCTTGTGAATGCTTGCGGTGCAAGATAGAGTTATGATTATGATTTTGATACGATCAACTCATTAACTAAAAGGGTAATTGTAGATGAAAAACAGTTTACTAATTCACAAGCACTTAATCGTCCGTGCTGAAGTTAACAACCCACCTAAAGATGTGGAAAAGTTAACGGGATGGTTTAAAGATTTTATTGATTCCATTAATATGAAAATTTTAATGGGACCTTATGTGGCATATTGTGATACACCTGGCAATAGAGGTATTACAGGAGTTTCAGTTATAGAAACAAGTCATATTGCTATGCACGTTTGGGATGAACCAAGTCCCGCATTAATGCAATTAGACGTATATAGTTGTGCTGAATTTGATCCGTATAAAATTGCGGATAAATTAAAACAAGATTTTGATGTAGTGAAACTAGATTATAAATTTTTAAATAGAGAAACTGGATTAAAACCAATACGAACAAAAAAGGAGAATATGTTTTCCGTATCTTATAAAGATATAGATTTAGTGAAAATAAGTTAATATAATATGGCAAAAAGTGTATTTAATAAAGATAAAGGGTTAGACGCAACAAAACAGATGATGTTTTTTGGTCCTGATTTAGCTGTGCAAAGATATGATAATATGAAGTATCCTATTTTTGATAAGTTAAATCAACAACAGTTAGGTTTCTTTTGGAGACCAGAAGAAATATCATTACAAAAAGATAGAAACGATTATCAGGATTTAAGACCTGAACAAAAGTTTATCTTTACATCTAATCTAAAGTATCAAACAATGTTAGATAGTGTACAAGGCAGAGGACCTTGTCTAGCATTTTTACCTTTCTGTTCATTACCAGAACTAGAAGGTTGTATTGTTACTTGGGACTTTATAGAAACTATACACAGTAGAAGTTACACATATATTATTAAGAACTTATATCCAGACCCTAGTGAAATCTTTGATACCATTATAGAAGATGAGAAGATTGAAAGAAGAGCAAAGTCAGTAACACAAACATATGATGATTTAATTGCTATGGGTTATCAATGGACATTGACACCAGATAAAATCAATATGTATGAATTGAAAAAGAAACTATACAAAGCAATGGTTACAGTTAACATACTTGAAGGATTAAGATTTTATGTATCGTTTGCTTGTTCGTTTGCGTTTGGTGAATTAAAAATGTTAGAAGGTTCAGCAAAGATTATATCTTTTATTGCTAGAGATGAAAGTCAACACCTTGCTATGAGTCAAAGAATAATCAATAACTGGAAAGATTATGAAAACGACAAAGAGATGTTAAAGGTAATTAAAGATTGTGAAAAAGAAGTTTATCAAATGTATGATGAAGCTCTACAAGAAGAAAAACGTTGGGCAACTTATCTATTCTCACAAGGTTCAATGATAGGGTTATCAGAAAAATTATTACATCAATATGTAGAATATATTGCTAATAGAAGAATGAAAGCAATACAACTAGATCAAGTGTACGAACAGAAAACTAATCCACTACCTTGGACAGAACATTGGTTAAATAGTAAAGGTCTTCAAAATGCACCACAAGAAACAGAAATTGAATCGTATGTAATAGGTGGAGTTAAACAAGACGTTACTAAAGATCAGTTTAAGAAATTTAAATTATAATGGCAGTAGAAAAAGCAAAAAAACTGTGTCCTCAATGTGAAACTAAATATACTATAGAATGGGATATTGAAGAGCAAGACTTAGAACCTCTTACTTGTCCTTTCTGTGGGTATGAAGTTGACCAAGAGGATTATGTTGAAACAGAAAATTACGAACAGCCAGAAGACGATAGTTGGAATTGATTATAGTCTAACAAGCCCAGCAGTATGTATATGTACTGATGAATTTAAGTTTGAAAATTGTAAGATATATTATTTAACAAACGTGAAAAAGTATGAAGGTGATTATTTAAAAGGGCAACTTAATGGCAGATTACATCTACCCTATACCACCGAACAACAACGACACGACCAAATATCAAATTGGGCGATTGACCTTATTGGTTCTCTTTCTAATAATATCTTTGTAGAGGGTTATAGTTATGGCAGTAAAGGCCTAGTCTTTAATCTAGCAGAAAATATGGGAACATTGAAACATAAACTATTCAAAAGAAATAAAACGTTTGTAAGTATAGTACCAGGTGTTGTAAAAAAGATAGCAACAGGAAAAGGTAATGCAGATAAACTAAAGATGTATGAACAGTTTACAAAAGATACAGGAGTTGATTTAGTGAAACAATTTGAACAGACAAAACTAAACAATCCTGTAACCGACATTATAGACGCATATTACGTAACAAAAGCGGGTTACGAATCACTTAAAAATTCATAAAAAATAACAAATGTTCTTGTTTTGTTCTCTTTTTTAAAATAAAAAAAATGGTAAGTTATTGATTTTATTGACTTATTTTATCGGAATAGTGCTTGCTTTATAGTACATTTTAGTGTATTATATACGTATATGACAAAAAAATTATCTCAAAACTTAATTAACTACATCAAAAAATATAACGAAGAAACTCGTAAGTATAACGAAGAACATAGAAATACCACTGGTAACTGGAAAAGTTTAATGATAGAAGATGAAAACCACTGGATTGAATACGGTATTTTTACATTAAGAGATTTAGTAAGAGATAACCTAATCAATTATATATGGGATGAATATAAATCAGTTAACGGTATTAGACCAAGATTTATGAATTTTAGTAAAATGTCTATTAGACAATTAAGAAAAGAAGTAAACTATTTAATGAACGAGGAAGTTAATGAAATATAACGAAGACAAAATTATACAAGAAATTTTAGATTACATCAAATCAACATACGGACAACATTATAGTACAACAAAAGATGGCTTTCAAGTGCAAGATATGTTAAGACAGTTAGGTATTGATAAAGATTTCTGCCAGGCAAATGCAATCAAGTATCTTTGCCGATATGGTAAAAAAGACGGTAAGAATAGAAAAGACTTATTAAAGGCAATTCACTATATTGTTTTATTAATGAGTAGTGAAGACCAAGTAAAATTAAATTAAGGAGTAAATACACTATGACAGATACAAATGTAATATACACAAAAAATGATATAGGTAAAAATCTATACAGAAAAAAAACTTATTATACACTTGTTGTTGAACAAGAAGTATTAGCAAAAGACAAAGACGAAGCTGATAATTTATTTATAGACAATGGTGGTATTAATCATTCAGAAATTACCACTCAAATTACAGAACAAAAGAATGGTGTAGAAACTTATTATGTTGACGCTAATTGGTCAGATAGTGATAATACAGAATATGTTGGTAAAGTTGTTTATAATGAGGATAATGAATATGCTAAAGAAGACGGTGATGTAGAAATTAACGCATCCGCAGATGAAACAGAAATTAACAATAACAAGGAGTAAACTATGATAAATGTAATGCTACAAGACGTTGATAAATTAAATAAAATTATTGACGCAATTGATAATAAAGATTACAATACTGCTAAAGATACAGCAATTGTATGGAGAGATGAACTACAAAATGAAGTGGATAAAGTAGAATCAGATATTGATATTCAATTAAATTTAGAAATGGAAAGTAAGTGGGGCAAGTAGTATATTGACATTTTCAATATAATGTTATATAATGAATACTATGACTAAAAAAGAATCACTATTACTTGCTAAGAAAAGGCATTATAAGTGGTTACGATCTTTAGGACTTAAAGTCAATGAAAAGACAGGTCATATTATTATTAAAAGAACTTCAAAGACACTAGAAATTCCAACATATATTCCAAGAAATTCTATACCAACAAGTGATAGAATAGTAAACTTTTCAGGTAAACGAAACTATGCAACCGCATTACCCGAAGGCAAAACAATTTCAGTTGCATATAACAAAGGTCCTTATATGATTGTTGACGCAAAGGACTTTAAAACTATGGGAAGGAAAATATAGTATGAGAACAATGATGTTAATTACCATAATTACATTAATGACAATGGCAATTGCTAAGTCAGATAATATGGATTCAGATAAAAGAAATTCAGGCATTGACAAATATCCAATGTGTAAACAAATAAATTGGTTTGAAAGAAGTTGGTGCGA